AAGAATTAAGTAAGCTCTTACATGACATCGACTGTCCGGTTAATGAGGGAGTCAGTAGTCTCAAAAATGAAAAGGTATTTCCGAGAATTGATTACTGGGAGATTATGTGGGAAGACACAATGGCATCCGGTGACGATTATGAGAATGAGATTACATGGCAGATTAGTTTTTATGCTAGAAAGCCACGCGATCCGAAACTGATTGCATTGAAAAACCGTCTGAATGAGCTTGACTACCATCCGACTATTGCTCACGAATACGTGATTGAAGATAGAGTATGGCATTCTTATTTCTCAATCACTACGGATGCGGAAAGCTTATGAGCAAAGAAGTAGATTTTTACGATTCCGGATTTGGCGAATTTGAGAAGATGATGAAAGAATACGCTGAGAAAGTATCGGAAGGAAAAGCACTAGATGCAATTGAGGCAGGAGCGCAGGAGTTTGTAAACGACCTCTTACGACTTCCGAAACCTCGTAGCCGAATCACTAAGGCTGGATACACACACATCATCGATACATTTGCCTTGGAAAGAACTGAAAGCAATATTAAAGTTGGATGGGGTAAATATTACGGACCAATGTTGGAACATGGAACGAGAAAGATGGCTGCAAGAGCGCATCTGAAGCCACTATTTGAACAGAACAAAGAAAAATACTATAAGAAGATGACTGAGTGCATCTTTGGTTAGGAGGATATATGGCTATTAACACAAAAAAGCCGGCTATGAAGCAGACGGTAGGCGCACAGTACACTTGCTTTGCGAATGCCACAGAAGCCGGAGATTATGACGGAACTTATGAAGCTGACGTTGAAAAGACGGAAGTTGTCAAAAGCGTAAAAGTGACAGAAAATTCAGAGACCAGTGATGTTTACGCATCAGGAAAGATTTACGATTCTGATACACCGATGTCCAGCATCGATATCGAGATCTCCGTGATTGCATTTCCGGACGATACAATCTCCAAAATGCGTGGAGAGACAAAAGGGACAGGTGGACTTATCCTCGCTGGCGGAAAGAACGAAAGACCAATCTTTGCTTATGGTAAGGTTGTTAAGCTGAAAAATGGAAAATCTCGCTTTGAATGGTATCCGAAATGTAAGCTCGTGGAAAATTCCGATGATATCTCTACGTCAGAGGAAAAGGCAAGCGAGCAGATAGATACAATCAAAGTTAGAGCGTATCCATTTGATTCTGCTGGAAATATCGTGTCGAAAGTTACAGAGTCCACGGCGCCAGAAGGACTTACAGAAGATAAGTTCTTTGCGAAGCCGATTCTGACGGATGCAGACCTTACTACAGCGGTAGGAGCGTGATTAAATGAAATCCAAGCTGATTGAATTAACAGATGGATCCAAACTGGAAGTAAAGGTTAATTTCTATACTCTTTACCTTGTGAAGATGAACGGAATTGACAAGAAGATTGATGGAAAAAGTGAACTGACCGATGATGAAAATATGGAACTTGCGGGCAAGCTGATCTACATTATCCTCAGGTCAAATGGCTTAAAGGTTGACGAAGAGGAAGCCATGATGCTTACTCCAATGGATGCATCAAGTATTCAGGACATTTTCGATGAGTTCGAGAAGAGACTCAATGAATATAAAAAAAAAGAACAGGCGAAGAAGTCGAATGCTCCGAGGAAGAGATAAATATCAACTGGGCGGAGTATATGGTTGCTGCGCGTAAGATGGGAATGAGCGAAGAAGAATTTTGGAACTCTGATCCCATCTTTTTTAACGAATGTCTGGAAGTATTTATGGAAGTAGAAAAAGCAAAGGGAGGTGCTTTGATTGGCTAATAGTGATTTAAAGACCGTAGGGCTATCGTTTAAAGCTGACGGTGCGGTTGACTTCCGGAAGTCATTGACCGATGTTAATAATGCAGTCAACGAGAACAGATCAGCTTTTAAGCTTGCAAAATCTGAATGGGATAGTAGTACATCGTCCGCGGAAAAACTGAGAGCGACACAGGAATATCTGCAGAATCAGACAGAAACATATACGCAGAAAGTCGATAGATTGACGGAGATCCTGAAAGCACAGGAAAGTGCGGAAGTAAGAGACGAAGCAGCTATCTCGAAGACAAGGCAGCAGTTGGATAATGCCAAAGCATCTCTAAACAATTATAAAAGTGGTCTTGAAGATGTGAACGAAAAGCTGAAAAGTGGAGTTGCCACATTGGAAGATTACTCAAAAAAAGTAAAAGACTTTAGTGACAGCACTGGAAAGATTGGAAACTCTTTGACGAAGAATGTCACTGCACCGATTACTGCAGCTGGTGCCGGAGTCATGGCAGCATGGGCACAAGTTGATGAGGGAATGGATATCATCGTCCAAAAGACCGGTGCCACCGGTGATGCACTGGAAGAAATGCAGAACTCTGCAAGGAATATTGCAAAGACGATTCCGACAGACTTTGAGACAGCCGGAATTGCAGTCGGAGAAGTAAATACACGATTCCATTTGACGGGAGAAGAGCTTGAAAATCTGTCTGCGAAGTTTATCAAATTTGCCGAGCTGAACGGAACAGATGTCAACTCATCCATCGACAGCACGCAAAAGGTTATTGAAGCGTTTAATTTGAGCGCAGAAGATGCCGGAGCACTCCTTGACACAATGAATAAGGTCGGACAGGACACAGGAATCTCAATGGATACATTGGCATCATCTATGGTGTCGAATGCTGCAGCCCTGAAAGAATTGGGAATGTCCGCTGCCGATGCTGCTACATTTTTAGGACAATGCGAGACATCTGGAGTTGATACAAGCGCAGTAATGGCCGGACTCAAAAAAGCATTGGTCAATGCATCGAAAGAGGGCAAAAGCATGAAAAATGCGCTGTCAGAACTTCAAGACACGATGGTTAACGCAGGAAGTTCTTCCGAAGCTTACAATGCTGCGGTTGAGCTGTTCGGTGCGAAAGCTGGTCCTGCACTAGCAGAGTTTTGTCAAAGCGGAAAACTGAATTTTGACGAACTCGGCGCATCTCTTAATGATAATCTGGGAAGCGTAAATGACACCTTTGAAGCTACACTGGATCCAGCTGATCAGTTTAAATTGACACTGAATCAGCTGAAAGATGCTGGATTTGATGTCGGAAATGCACTGGGACCGGTGCTTGCTGAATGTTTACAGATGGTCACTCCGATTCTGAAAGATATTATTGCTTCGTGGAACTCTTTGTCTCCAGGAACACAGGAGATGATCTTGAAGTGCTTATTATTGGCGGCTGCACTCGGACCGGTATTTAGCATTATAAGCAAAGTATCTGGTGGAATCTCTGGCGTGATCGATGTCGGAACGAAAGTTGCTTCGGTTATTGCTAAGGCGAAAACAGGATTCGCAGCATTTAACGCTGTTCTTGCAGCAAATCCGATTATCATAGTCATAGCAGCAGTTGTTGCACTGATTGCAATTTTTGTCACTCTCTACAACAAATGCGAATGGTTTCGTGATGGCGTAAATGCTGTCTTTGGCGGAATCCGTGATTTTATTAAGGGAGTCATTGATAAAATCAAGGGATTCATGAGTTTTGAGTGGAAACTTCCGAAAATCAAGCTTCCACACTTCAAGGCAAGCGGATCATGGTCGCTTGTTCCACCAAAAGTTCCAAAGTTTTCGGTTGACTGGTACGCAAACGGCGGTATCTTGAACAGCCCAACTATTTTCGGAATGAACGGAGACAGAATGATGGGCGGTGGCGAAGCTGGAGCGGAAGCAGTTCTTCCAATCGACTTGCTAAAGACTTATATCCGCGATGAGATGCAATCCAATAATACTGTACTTGCTCAGCTGATTGCTGAAGCTTTGTCGGAATTGACATTTGTCATTGAGAATAACATTTCACTCGGAGATAAAAAGCTTGCTGATGTACTAGTAGATGCCATCATTAAAAAGCTGTCCTCTAGCGTTAAATGGAAGAAAGGAGCTGTCGGAGTATGATGGACGTAGAATACAATGGAATTCTTGCATCAAGCTTAGGAATCTATGCGAAAAATATTCCTGACATTCCGGCAGCTGTCCGAAAAGAAAAGACAGTGGATATTCCTGGCATGGACGGAACGCTGATTCTGTTGGAGGGAGGTTATGAATCCACAGAAATCAAAGTGGATTTTAACTTTATTGGAGATTCTGACCGATGGGATGAACGTTTCGGACTTGCAAAAAAATGGCTGTCAAAAAGAGGTGGATTGCTCCGGTTTGACTGTGATCCGGAGCATTACTACAAGATTTTGAAAGTTGAAGTGGACGATGGGAAGCGTACTACGGAAAGAGTTGGTAATTTTACAACTACTTTCCTAACAAAAGATGGACTTAGGTATCTCGAAAGCGGACTCGGAGAAATGTCTGCGAGTGATGTGGTAGACAATCCTTATGAGATTGCCTATCCAATCTATAAGATTACTGGCGAGGGCGAATGCACTCTTGTCGTCAATGATGGAAAAATGGTGGCAAATATAGGGCAAAACCTAACCATTGACACAGGACGAAAGCTTGCTTATAGAGAGGACGGAACACTAAGCAATACATCCGTGGCCGGCGATTATGATGATTTGATTTTAATCGAGGGCAGAAACAATGTTAAAATTACAGACGGATTCGAATTGAAAGTTATTCCGAATTGGAGATGTTTATAATGATACAGATTTATAATGTTGAAAATAAAGATTATGATCACAACGGAGACATGACACTTCTTCCGGAAGAACTTACCGTTCATGTGGTATTGAATGGAGAATGGACAGCAACGCTGGAGCACCAGATCGACGATGAAGGCAGATGGAAGTATATTAACGATAATGCGGTTGTTAAACTGCCATCGTTTAACGGAGAACAGTTGTTTCGTATAAAAAACAAAGAAAAACAGGATTCGGGAGTGAGCGCAGAACTTACTCCTATCTTTTTGGATGCAAAAGAGGATTGCTTTTTGTTGGATGTAAGACCAACTGAAAAGAATGGACAGGATACGCTTGATATCATGACTGCACCGAATAAGATGTACACAGCAAAGTCAGACATTAAGAAGCTGTCTACGGCATATTACCAGACAAAAAATTTGATCGAAGCAATAAACGGCAATGATGAGAATTCTTTTATAAATCGCTGGGGCGGAGAAATCCTCTATGATAACTATAATATTACAGTAGATGAGCGCGTCGGTGGCGATCATGGAGTGCAGGTTCTTTACGGAAAAAACATTGTAAAAAATGGGTTTTCTGAAACGATTGACATGACGGAAGTTGCAACGAGAATTATTCCGAAATCATACAACGGATATATGATTGCAGGAGAAACGCCGTGGGTTGACTCGCCGATTATAGAAAAATATCCAACAGCGCATTACAAAGTAATGTCATTCGAGGACGTGAAAATGCGTGCAGATGCATCTGAAGATGATGAAGAAAATGGCGTGATCATATGTGATACGCAGGAACAACTTGAAAAAGCATTGAGAAAAAGATGCGAAGAACAGTATGCAGCAGATGCCGACAAACCAAAGATTACCATAAAGGCAAATATGGAGCTGTTACAGAACACAGAGCTGTATGAAGATGTAAAAGAATTGGAATCTGTATCTCTTGGAGACACCGTCCATTGCAAGCACTCTAAACTTGGAATCGTGTCTGATGCCAGAGTGATTGAACTGGAATGGGATGCTGTGAGGAAAAAACTCACATCCGTAACACTCGGAGAATTCCAATACAATTTTTTAAACAATGCATCTTCCGTAATGAATAGAGTAGAGCAAGCTATCAGAAATGATGGTACACTTGTCGGACAGCAAGTGCGCGGAATTATTAACGGTGTAAAAGCGCAACTGAAAGCACAATCCACAATTGCAAAAAAGCAGACGGTAAGAGCTGTGTTATTTGAAGATTTGGATCCGGAATCACCCACGTTTGGAGCTATGTGCCTTGGAACACTTGGATTCGAGATTGCATCCGAACGTACTGCGGATGGAAATGATTGGAAGTGGAGCACATTTGGAACAGGAGCTGGGTTCTTTGCAGATTTTATCGTTGCAGGAACAATGCTGGCGGACCGCATAAGAGGTGGCACGCTGGAACTTGGTGGCGCGGATAATGGCAATGGTGTAGCGAGAGTCATGGATGCAAGTGGGAACGAGATTGTGCGGCTCGATAAAGATGGTGTGTATGCGAAAGGCAGATATGTATGTGCTAATTCAGATGGAAGCCAGACAGCTACATTGTCGGAAGGAAATCTTAAATTTAAGACATCGAATTACGAAGTTGTGATTCGTGCCGGAGCGACCGGTGGACAAACAGGGTTGTTGATCTATCCGGAGCAAGGAAGCACACGAACAAAATATCTTTCGATCGGAAACGAACTCAGAGGACAATTTGACAGTGTAGCTTTGATTGCGTCTGGGAAAATGACGGTCGGCGGTTCATCACTGGAAGTCCAGAAAGATTCTAAAGGATACTCTGCAAAAACTGGGAAAGCAGTATTTTCTGATGGAACATATCTGGAGTATGTAAATGGGTATCTGGTTGGAGGAAGTACAAAAGGAGGAAGCTTTTAAATGAGCTGGACAATCGGGAATTACGCACTATCGCAAGCACAGATGAACGCAAATGCGGTAGAAGTGTACAAGTATTTTTCCGGAAGAGGTTGGTCTTTAAATGCAATCGCTGGAATTCTGGGAAATATGCAGAGCGAGTCTTATGTGAATCCGGGAGTGTGGCAAAGTTTAAATGAAGGGAATTATTCTGGTGGATTTGGATTGGTCCAATGGACTCCGGCGACCAATTATACAAACTGGGCGATGGCAAACGGATATTCTATAACTGATCCGAACGGGCAGCTATATTGGATTGATACACTATCAGAGTCAACCGGACAGTGGATTCCAACCGGTTCTTACAATATGTCCTGGGTAGCTTTTAAGACATCCGGATCATCTCCGGAAGATCTTGCTAGTGCATTTTTAAAGAACTTCGAGCGTGCAGGCGTAGAAGTGGAATCCGCCAGGAGATCACAGGCAAGAAGTTTCTACAATTTGCTGAGCCAGTATGATACAAACTCCAAAGCAATAGAATCGGCTGTCCAGTGGGCGATTGGAATTGCGAACGATAACAGCCATGGATACGATCAAGGAAGCAGATGGGGACCGGACTATGACTGCTCTTCGCTGCTGATCACAGCGTACCAGCAAGCCGGTATCAAGGTAAAAGATGCCGGTGCAACTTATACGGGAAATATGTATGCTGCATTTAAATCGTGTGGATTTCAGGATGTAACCGGTTCTGTTAATTTATCTTCAGGAAGCGGCGTTCAACGAGGCGATATCCTTTTGAATGTGGCAAGCCATACTGCAATGAGTATCGGAAATGGACAGGTTGTACAGGCGAGTCAGAATGAGAATGGAGGAGCGACAGGAGGAGCAACAGGAGATCAGACGGGGCAGGAAATCTGGTGTACAAGCTATTACAATTTTCCATGGAATTACGTTCTTAGACTTCCTGGAGGAAGCACGGGAACCACGACCAGTATTTATATCGTCCAGTGGATTCCTGGATAAGAAAGGAAAAAGAAAAATGAACACTATAAAAAGAGATGTTTATGTGCTTAGAAATACCATTAAGATCCCGATCGAAGTAACAAAAGGGACGGATATGTTAGGGCTTGAGTTTGCGGTCAGGGATTATGAGATTCCGGCAACGGCAGCAGCGGTTGCCTATGTTTATCATAAAAGCATGGATAAACCAAAAGGTACACTATGTGATGTTGACAACAGTGTGATCTCGTTTACACCGAGTGGTGATTTTTTTGTGGTTGGAATGAATGAACTGCAGATCAGAGTCATTAATGATGGAAAATCACTGATTTCGTTCAAAGAAAAAATAAAATGCTCTGATGCAATGGGGTTTCCAGACGACGAGGAAGAAAGCCAGCAAACCTTGGTGGAACAGCTTTTAACGAAAGTAGGAAAGGAAGAAGGGGACAGAAAAACAGCGGATGACACAGAGCGAGAAGAACGCATAGCTGCAGATGATGCGGAGAAGAAAGCACGAATTGCAGAAGAAAACGCAAGAGCAGAAGCTGATGAAGCTATCCGTGCGAACAGGATTGTTACCTTGGATGAAATTGATCTTGTAACAGAGGAAGGATTCTTCGTAGATGCACTGGCAGTTAAAGAGTTAAATAGCAATTTAACAAAAGCAAATAACGACATAACAGCAGCGATAAATAATATAATCAAAAATGTTGAAATCACAAAAACAAATTTGAAGGTTGCTGCTAATTCTGATTTTCGATGGACCTGGGACTTGCCGACAATACCTGGCTATTATCCGTTAGAGGTTTTAGCATGGAATTTTCATGGCGATTACGATCTTTGGTTAAATGTATCTACGGCTGCAAGATATTCTACAAGCAATCAATTTGGGATTGAAGGACACAACTTCGGAAACGGAAACGCAACGGTTACATTGTTCGTTCATATTTTGTACGTCAAAAATGGATTTGGTTCATATGTAAGAGCATAATTATTTCCATTTTCCAAAATAAGATGTTTACCTGCACATTATACATCCCTGCTTTAGGTGCATAAGCAGGGAATTTACAGTACGAATATTCAGTGTTTTTATAACTTTATTTTCCCATACGAATAATATTTAGCCTACATCTCGCTTTAAATATTTAAGCGCATAAGCAAATAAACTTATTTATTTACACTCGGTATATCATATTGGTCGGGTGTTTTTGTTATGCGCTTTTTATATATGTAACTTTATCAACCAGTCAAAGAAAGGAATAACGATGAATATACTTTTTTTAGACCAGAAAGAACCAGTTGAAGGGAAAGTAGTAAAACAAGATGATTCACATATTCTAATTGAAGGGGTAGAGAAAAACACTTCTGGGTTTCGACTACTTACAGAGAAAGGATGTGTTTTTGGTAAGTATGAAAAGTTTACTACACTTTATAAAGAAGAAGAAAATGGATTTATTCTGTCTAGTGACGGAAGTGTATATGTAGAACCGGAACCAATGCCAGAACCAGAACCAGAACCGGAACCATATGAGCCAACTTTGGAGGACTTGCAAGAGACTAAAGTAGCTGAAATGAACATGGCACAACAGGGGGTTATTGCTGCAGGTGTGGATGTCGTTCTTACAGATGGAACTACAGAACATTTCACTTTGGGAGATCATGACCAGACAAGTCTTGTCGGATTACAAAGTCAGGTCGCAGCTGGAGAAGAAAATATTCCGTGGCACACATCGAATGAAGCGGAACACTGCAAATTCTACAGCAATAAAGATATGAAAAAAATTACAGCAACCGCAATGGCTTACGTGACATGGCACGTAACATATTTCCGTGACCTGCGTATTTACATCCGTTCTCTGGAAAGCAAGGAAGATGTAGAAAAAGTCACTTACGGGATGGATATTCCAGAAGCATACCAGTCAGAGCCATTGAAAGCAATGATGGCTCAGAAATCATGAAGAAATTAAGACCGCTGATTCTGTTTGTGATTGGCGGTCTGATTTATATATTGATTGAACTTGTTGCAAGAGGGCGCACTCATTGGACGATGTTTATTG